CTGCCCATTAACAAGACTCTGTAATGGGCGATACCAAGCACCTGAAATGTTATCTGCTGAATTACTTCCCGTCTCATCAACCACCAATCCAGTTAACACATTTCCTGCAGGCGCCTCCCAATTCCAACTCACTCTATTACTTGAAGGCGAATAACGCGTTTTGGCGCCTAATCGTACATTCAGTGCATTCTTCATATAGCGCGCATCCGACTCCGTTTTTGTATAGGCGCCAACATCTCCCGCAGACAAGGTGATATCAGTGCTTAAAGGTTTGTTGTTCACCTTGCGTGTGTTAGGGACTCGACCGTTCGCATTGTTATTTGCATTCGTTGCCGCTGTGTTTGCGGCATTGGCGGTGACCTGTGCATCAGTGCCCGCTTTTTTCGCATCCGCCACTTTGGTGTCTGTTTCTGCTTTGGTATAGGCTCCAACATCGCCTGCTGACAGTGTGATATCTGCACTTAATGGCTTATTGTTCACTCGACGCGTATTGGGTACGCGACTATTGGCGTTATTATTTGCATTGGTGGCTGCTGTATTGGCGGCATTGGCTGTTGCTTGAGCGTCAGTACCCGCTTTCTTTGCATCAGCGATTTTGGTGTCTGCTTCGGCTTTGGTATATGCTCCGACATCCCCCGCATTTAAGGTAATATCCGTATTCAATTGTTTATTGTTCACACGTCGCGTGATGGGAACAGCACTCACATCATTCGCCGTCAGTTCCGTTATTCGTCTATCCAATACTTGAATAGCATCATCAACGTATTTTCTCGTTGCCAGCACCACGGTAGGGTCTATTTTTAACGTCACGGACTCCGTGTGACTGACAATTAAAATCATCCTGATGGTCTGTGTTCGACCGGAACCTTCAGCCAATAACGGCTTATAAGTTTCTGGGCAATTGGCAACGGCAACCAGCATCCCTGATTTATCAAATAACCCCATTTCCCGGATCCACCATCCCCCTTCATTTTCGGGGATCACTTGTTCCGCGATAATTTGATTTGCGTTCAATGGGTCAATAAACAAGGTGTTAATCGCAGCTCGTCGTTTTTCATTTACCAATCGAGTTTGCTGAGTATCTGGTGTCGGCAATGAACCGCCACCATCACCCACAGCCATCTGTGTTAATTCAATTTTTGTCCCCAGCGCAGAGGCTTCAGCAAGGACTTTTTCCCCATACGTGGTGAGTAATGCAAAATATCTCATTGAAGAGTCACCCTCATTTCATCAATCACATGTACTGCAACCCCTGACGAAATTGTCCCTCCGGTACTGATAATATCTGGCGTATATGGGTAAACCGTGAGTTCATCTCCGCCATAACTGGTCGCAGCACAATAAATTTGTCCTCTGATTTCGAGTTGGATGGTTAACCCCACGAGGTGGCGGCTCGCAGGTTTAGCATCAAAAATTAATGCCTCTAACTCCTGATACATTTCATCTGTAATGCCGGTATCCAGCACGCCAATATCAAGACGAAACGTGCCTGCGTTTTCGTTGGTTTTCCACCACTCAATTACACGAATTAAATAACCGAGCGGCTCCACAACACGGCGTAACGCACCAATCGTGCCTTTGTGTTTATGGATAAACATTGCCGCCTTGATGGCATCCCGTTTGGCTTGCTCTGTCCAATTTTTATCCCATCGGTCAACGCTGAATGCCCAAGCCAAATACGGTAATAAATGTACTGGACACAAATTGGCATCCCAAAGCTCTCGAATCGGTATGGGGACGCGCTCAATCGCTGATAAAGCTTCAGCGGCAGCAAGTTCTAGTGGCGATGAGCCTACGGGTAATAAGCGATCACTCATCAGCACCACCTAACGACAAGTTAATATGAGTGCAAAAACTGGCTTGTGTTTTGTCTAATGTGATATCACTTTCCGGTTTGCGTAATTCAACGCGCTGAACCCCATGGACATGTAGCGCGGCATAAATAGCACTTAAGACAATGTCACGCCCCAGTCGATGTTGTTGTGTTGTGTAGCGTTTTAGCTGCTCTTGTGCCGCGTTGATTATTGGCTCATATTCCGGGGCGGGGTAACAATAGATCTTCGCTTCAATGTCATAGTTCACGATATTGGCTGATTGTACGGTGACTCGATCCGCAACAGGACGCACATCCTCATCGTTTAAAGCTGCTTCAACTTTCTGAAGCAAATCACTCGATGCTGTTCCATCGCCTTCTCGTGATAACACGGTCACGGTGACATGGGCGGGTTGCGGGCTAATCACTGAAGCATCCGCAACACGACCGTCCGCACTGCGCGCATGATAGGTATAACTGCCCACCGTACCCGCCACACTGAGCGCCTCGAAGGCTTCAGGGATGCGCATTCTTAAATCAGAATCCGATTCATAAACAGGTGGAATAGGGGGGATAGCGTTTTCATCCCCTGCAAATAAAACTAACCGCTGAACGTTATTGTTAGCGGCAAGTTGGTCAAGATCAGCGCCTGTAGCAAACGCCACCATTGATGCCCTTGCTGCCTCATTCACTCGTTGTCGTAAAAGTAACTCACGGTAGCTGTTCTCTTGTAATAGTTTTGTGAGTGGCTCTGACTCAAGTCCTAAAGTTCTGGTGACCACTTCGCGTAGTTCCGGTGGCATGGAGTCAATTAATGCCGCTTTTCGCTCAGCAAATATTACTTCAAAGTCCAGCTCTTCAATCACATCAGGGGCTGGCAACAAACTTAAATCAATACTGTTTGCCATCATCACCTCACAGGGATAGAAAAAGTTAGGGGTTGATTCGTCTCTTGTTGGATAGCGTCTATTTCAATGACCATTTGAGCCTCTTTCGCGCAGCTCAACGTAATCCGAGTCAATAAAATTCTTGGCTCCCACCTCATCAATGCGGTATAGCACGCAGACATTAATTGCAGTTTCAGCGCTGGATTTTGTGGCTGGTCGATTAACGCCGACAATAACGACCCATACGCTCGACGAGCAATGCGGGAGCCGATGGGGGTAATCAAAATATCGCTAATTGATTGGCGAATATGCTCAATATCGGAAATTACCTTTCCATCGATGCGATTCATACCTTGATATTTCATTGAGGTGCTCCCGTGGATTCACCACCACTACGCACACCACCATGCTTATGTGAATGAAGGATAATCCCGTTGGATGTGATAGCGCCGCCTTGATGATTAAAATTCCCCGTCATTTCGCCCCCTAGCGTCACGTTTAACGTGGCGCAGGTTAAATTATCTGAACAAATGACTTTTGGGGTTTTTAGATGGATTTGTTGGCTGGCATTCACCACCACGACGCTTGTCGTCGCAGTAATGCATTCACTGGCTTCAATATTCGCGGTTTTAATTCCCACGGCGCTTAAAGCGCCCGTCGCTGGCTCATATTCAATGACGGCACCGTCGGAATAGGTGCGATGATCTGCCGTCAATGATCCGCTCGGCTCCGTATGCTCATTGGAAAAAATAGCGGGTAACACGAATGCGGTCGTTAATTCCCCCCCGATGGCAAGAATAAGCACTTGCTCACCAATGCTAGGGGCGTTCATCGTGCGAGTTTGACCCGCTCGTACTGTCAGCCAATTTAACCAATCCGTTTCTAAATCACCGATTTGCACACGACACCCTTTTTTGACATCAACGGCAGTGATAACACCAATACGGATCATATTTCGGATTAAGCGATAAACATCAGCGGACATAGCACGTTATTTCTCTTGTGAAATGGCATTTAAAAGTGATTGGCGAACTAAGTGCTGCCAGCAGCCTAAACAGGTAAATAACGGGGCTAAAAACCATTGACCGATAAGCGTCAATGCAAACAAAGCAAGTAAATTTAATGCATTGACATAGCGATAAACGGCATTATCTATCGGGACAAGACCCAGTGGGAAACCGTCTAATCGATATGACGTCGTTTGACTTCCTAGAAATGGCAGATAGTTCATCAATAACCAGAAGGCGTAAAAAGAAATCACCGTATTTAATATGAGTACAGTAATAAAACTTCCAGCTGTGTCATCAAAAAAGACAATCAGCGAGTAAAGAATAACCACTAAAGCAGGAATAAAGGGGATGTATTTACGCATAGCAACCTCAAGAAATTCATTTTCTTAAGCCTGCCATTAATGCTGGGGTGATTGCAGCTAGCGTGTTTTGTTTGAAGCGCCATACAATTTATCGCGAGAGAAATTCAATGAGTTGGTGTTCGATGTGTTGGATTTCTTGTGGCGTTAATCCAAGCAACTGACGTGCTGGATACGTGATTTTTGCGTGTCCGATTTGCTCGGTTAGACCGAATTGATGTACTCCGGCAATCTTGCCCGCTGAGGGTAAAAAGTAGATAGCTGCTCCTTTATCACTGTGAGACATCCGCAAAAAACGCGCCGTCGCCAGCTTTTTAAACATTCTGGTTTGCTTTGTGTTACGCGCAGTTCTGATTTTGTCTTTTTTTAGACTGATGTAATGTTGAATATCCGATTTACGAAAAGAGCGCAGTGCCTTTTTATCGACATCCCAACCCGTGATAGTTTTTGTATTTTTACGCCATGTCCGCAACGTGCGTTTTTGTCCTCGCCACATAAATTGAATTTCACGCTGTACGGTGACAAAACTGGCTTTTCGTTTTGTGTATGGGCTTCCGTTAGGATTCTTTTGTTGCTGAATTCGTTTGATTTGTGAACGATGTAAATCGCGGGTAATTTCTTTCGCCAGTTGACGTCGCTGTTGCGTGGACATGTGGCTGAGTAAGTGCGTCAACTCATTATCAAATTGACGCAGAGTATCGTTATTCATCGTTCAGTCTGCCATTCATCAAAAGGATTAGCCGGCTCAGTAATAGACTCCACAACCCATTTTCCTTCACTATCTGTCGCAAGGATCCGTTCTGTCAGTTTTAAATCGATACTGATGTGTGCTATGCCATTACTCAGTATGACTGCATCAAATAAAAACCCGTCCTGCCGCTTGATGGGGTTTGCCAGCATATCGGGTTGATATTGGCGTAACCAATCACTAATCACCGCCATTAAAATGTCTTGATTGCCGTTATAACTTTCAATGATGATATTGGCGGTGTATTCATATTCAAGACTGGGCGTTTTTGCCAGTGTGGTGATCACTCGCCCATTTTCGACGAATAGGGACAGGTTTTCTGGGTTCTCTTTAAGAAAAGGAATTTTGTTACTCAGGTAATCCCGTAATTTAGTGAGTTTTTTCATGATTTCGTTCTTTTTCGAATTTTTCAATCGCCATAAGCTGCGAATTCGCTTGCTCCAAATCGGTGAGAAGCGGGTCAACCCACAATGCCAGATCGCAATACGTTAAAATCCGTCCGGTAGTGATGGTGGTACGGGTTGCGTTAGCGTTTTCGGAATGGGAGGACATGGCGATGGCACGTAAACGGTACGTGTTACTGAGCAACCTGTCAGAAATAGATTTAGGCACAGGAAAATCGCAAGTCGGCTCTTTTTTAAGAATAGTTTTATATTCAATTTTTCTTTCCTCTGCGCTGGCGCGTTGGGTAATTCCGTTTCGGTAGACTTCGCTACTGATTTGATTAGCACGATGAAAGGCAAGTGATTGATCTGCAATAACCTTAGCTTGATTGTTTATATCCGTCTTTAACTGAGTGTTTTTTTCTTGTAATTCATCAAGTTGACTATTTAGCTTCTCTATTTTTTTCATACCCAGTACAGCGATAATGAACGTTATAACAAATAGGGTCACAAAACCAATCACGCGTTTCTTCATACTATGAGTTGCTTCCCCAACGAGCTTTATTTTTACGAACATCAATGTGAGTAAATGTTTTGTAGCGACCGATACCGTATTGATTCGGATATTTTGATTCCAAGTAATCAGCAACTCCTTTTGGTGCAACGTTTTTTACTTTGATATCTCCTGCTGTCCCCAAAAGATGCTGTGAATGCTTAGCGCCACCCACAGCGTTATTATGCTTTGTACAACGGCGACCACTGACAACATAAACCGGCTGATTAAAATGTTCTCTCACATCTTCAAGCACAGTCACAAGTTCTGTATCGACGTCTGATGCACCACACCCATCTTTACAAGCAAACTCTGTGCTATTGAAATGCTCACTTAATTTTGTCATTTTTTACCCCCTGTATACTTCAACCAGAAGAAATCTAAAGCCATGGTTCCCATTGCCCCTGAGATACCGGATGAAATCATGATCATGTACATTGATGCGCCCGATTCTATCGCACCAAGCCCCCCAAGAAGCCCTGCAAATCCCGATACAACAACTTGCATCAAGGCATTAATCCAGCTCCATGCCATGTTATTTTTTCGTATATCAATGATATATCTCACGGCTCCTCCCCATGCGGAAATGAAGAGCAACATCAACCATTGAACCAGACCGAAACCATTAGGATCTTTGTCAAACATACGTGACTAATCCCATAACTGTATAAGTGGTCGTATTGACTCCGAATGCATTTCGGGCATCTCTATCAATAGCCCCGCGGGAAGCACTGCGCCACGCTCTGCCAAATTCGGATTGGCTAACAATACGGCTTCGGTCATTCCCGTTGTCCGACCATAAAAACGCCAGCAAATGGCATCAACGGTGTCGCCTTGAAGTGTTCTCATTTTCATATCAACTCAACAATGTTATGTGTCGTGCCTTTAATGCGCTGAATTGCCCACACCGCGTCACGCTGTAAATCTTCAATCGATGGTTCAAGTGCGTCGGCTTTTTTGTTGCCATTTAAGGTGGTATCAATATCTCGATAACGCTCGGTTAAATTAGCCTTTGCATTGCAAAACACCGCACGACGATACAAATAAACCAGTTCGGACTCCGTCTTTTCACCGTCATGAATGTGATTAGCCGGAATAGCATCCAGCGTTTGAAAGCCTAAGCGGATTTCGTTTTGCTGCCATTGCCATAATTCGTGATTTGTTTCAATGATGGCGTTTTTCAGCGCATTGATTAATCGCGAAGTGGTGACCGTGCTATCGACGCGCATTGACTCGCGAAAATCCGATGTTTTTATGTCAGGGAAAAAATCACTACTGGCAAGTGTGAGAACTTTTTCATTTCCCTGCTCAGGAGAAACAAAATCCATAAATAGCCCTAAAATAGGTAGGCGGTGGGCGAGATTTCGAAAACAAATTTCTTATCTCGCGCCGCCTTGCGTGTTGGCACGTTCGTTATTCATCTGCGTGATGTTTCGCAGATAAAAATTTTTCAAGTTGCTTAATATCTTGCTTCACTCCAGAGCGATCATTTAGCTCAAGAGCACGCATCAGCTCACAAAGAGCAGGCTGTGGAAAATCATTATCACGCAAGCTATACCCTAACCATTTATGCAGTTCCCCCCGCACTTTATCGGGCATATCTTCATGCTCAATCAATGACATGGTCCGCTGCAATATCGCCAAGGGGAGCGGCTTTTTCGCGGTGTAGGCATCTTTTGCGCGATCCCCCATTTCCTCGGCAATTGCACAACCCGTGGTTCGAGACTGCCCCGACGGCATCGATAACTGGTGTTTCAATGCATATTGCGCAATATCAAGACCTTGTTCATACATCCCCGCGTCAAAACTCCACAACATCAAATACATCAAGACGTCATCTTGTACGCCCACATTGCGTATTAATGTTTCAGTGATCCACGGTTCGTAGAGAGGAAGCACTTTTCGCTTGTACATGGCTTTTCGCTCAAAAGATTGCGTTTTCCCTAAGTCTCGCATGTGCTGTCGCAACATCAATTTGACTTGAGTGACACCGGATGGGTCGGCAAGCACGCCACCATAATCAGTAGCGTGCCTTGCCTCAACCTGCATGCGTTTTCTTTCCCACAGGTTCACGGTTATTCCCCGTCATGCGCTTCTTGTTTGCCGCTAGCCTCAGTAGAGGTTGTGACTAGCTCAATGTTTTCAATTAAAGCAACACAGTCGTAATCTTCGACAATGTAATCTTCATTAACAGACTCGTAGTTTTCGATACGATCTCGTTTTGCATTATCCACGACTTGACGACGGCGAGAGTCGACTTGCCAGTAGATGGATAAGTTATCCAAACGGGTAATGAGCATGGCATTTTTCGGGAAATACGGCACACGAACCGCCGGCAATCCCCCAATACGTTTTTGGCTAATAATCACATCTGCGGCAAGAACTTCCGTATTTGCCTGATCGCGATTTACAATCGGGAAATACTTATCGGATAACAGCTTGCGCCCACAAATCACCACAAGCTCAGTATCATCGGCATACACTTCTGAAATCGCATTATCAACGGCTTGCATGACCAATGCATCGAGGTTCTCATAATCAGCCCCGTTACCGACACTGATTTTCTCAGGGGTGATAACATTGGTTTTCTCATCGGTTGATGAGCCGAGAACATGCTCTGGCGCTTCAAGGCGGATTTTATGTAGCCAACCAATATTGACATCTTGCAGCAGCGGATTTGTTTTCCGATCTGAGGTTGCGGCTCGGCTCGTGCCGTTCCAGCCAATCATGATACGGTCAAGGGCTTGACGCTTAATGATTTCATCGCGAATACGGCGTTGAAAATCCTCAAACATTGCCCACATGTCCAATTTTTCGTAACGGATAGCGGTATCAAAATTTGTTTTCTGACAATGATATTTTTGTCCAGAGAGTTCTGTCGGGTCGACAGGTTCGCGGTCTTTTTTCGTGGTATCCGTTGTACCGGCAACGGTTGAGCCGATACCTAAACCAATTTTTTCTCCGATTTGGTTTTGAACCGGCACCATATTGATGCGAGTTAAAAACTCGGCACTTAATTGAATTTTAGTTTCGAGTGTTTGCGCCGCTGCGGGAGTGACTTCCACTTTTGAGGTGGTAAAGTCCATCGGCTCAACCCCGTAAAGCTGACCTAAACGGGTCAAATAGCCGTTAAATTTAATGCGTGTTTCTTTTCTCATTGTCTTTTCCGTTTAGCAATCTGTCAGTGTTTCGATTTTTGCCCCAGTGCCACCCAAAGAGGTTGGACGTTGAGGTTGATTATCTTGCTGGCTTAAGCTTTGCTTCAGCGTCTCCAACTCTGCGCGCAGAGCGTTACTTTCTTGTTTTACGCCAGAGAGGTTTTTGACTTCTTGTTCAAGCGACGTCAATTTAGTGTCTAATTCAGAGACCTCTTCAGCACAGAGTTGGATGGACTGGTGAACATCATCTAAAGGGGCATCATGACGTTGGTGCTCTTTGCTAAACATGGTTTTGATTCGTTGATATAGCTTCGGTTTTTCACGATTACCGTCATCTTCGGTGAATTCAATTACCGTCATTTCTGCGGCAGTAAAGACGTTATCTTTATCTTGTTTGCGGTCAGCAAAATGCTCGCTTTGTCCTGAATTTGTGCTGAATGCCAGCATGCTTGTTCCTAGACTGGCGGGATTATCGGTGACTGCCAAGCCAACCAAATACGCACTGCCCATATCGGAGAAATTGGGATTAATTTCGACAGAGGTGTAGACCTTTTGGCGCTTTTTATTCATTTCAATCAGCTCTGGTGTCGGTTTTAACACACCGTATAACGCTAATTTTCCGGCTAATGCACCTTCACTGATTTCCTCGGTATACACCGACTCCACATCACCAAAACGGGGCATCCACGAATAATTCATGTGCTCCATGTTAATTCGAGCGCCATAAACATTCGGGTCATAGTTTTTTTCAATATCCATTAACCATTGGCGCTGCACTTTGCGCCCATCGGTTGTTGCTCCCTCTACACAAAGGCGCACAGGTTTGGATTTTTTTGTCATTGCTCAGGCTCCAGCAATTGAATGTCATGTGAACGTAAAAATGATGAGCCTATGTTTTCAGGGTTGGGGGATAAGAAACAATGTGTTGGCGTTGTATTGTAGCTCGCACAATGCTTGCGCAGGGCGTGATGTCGTGTGAGTCATTAATCTGGCGGCATGAATACATTACACGATTTTGACCCACGAAAAAGAGCCATGCACCTGTACTTTAATGGGTACAGGATCGCGCGTATTGCCGAAATTCTTCAAGAAAAAGCCGCCACTATCCACAGTTGGAAACGACGCGATAAATGGGATGACATAAAGCCGATTGAACGCGTCGAGATGACGCTGGAAATGCGGCTTTGTACGTTACTCAGTAAAGACAATAAAGAGGGAAAAGACTTTAAAGAAATTGACTTACTTTATCGCCAAGTTGAACGCCATGCCAAAATTCACAAATACCAAAATGGCGGCAATGAAGTCGATTTAAATCCGAAGCTGGCGAATCGGAATAAAGGTGAACGCCGTGCACCGGAAAAAAATGTCTTTAGCGAAGAGCAGATTGAAAAACTGGAAGAAATCTTTCGCCAAAACATGTTTGGTTATCAAAAGGTGTGGTACAGCGCAGGACACAAACATCGTATTCGCAACATTTTAAAATCACGACAAATCGGAGCAACGTATTTTTTTGCCCGCGAAGCCTTTATGGATGCCTTGACGACAGGGCGTAACCAAATCTTTTTATCCGCCAGTAAAGCCCAAGCGCATGTTTTCAAAGGTTACATTATTGATATGGCGCGGGAAGTCGATGTGGATTTAAAAGGCGATCCCATTGTGCTGCCTAATGGTGCCACCTTGTATTTTCTCGGCACTAACGCCCGCACTGCACAAAGTTACCATGGCAATTTATACCTTGATGAGTACTTTTGGATACCGAAATTCCAAGAGTTGCGTAAAGTCGCCTCCGGTATGGCGATGCACAAAAAATGGCGTCAAACCTACTTTTCAACCCCTTCATCGCTCACCCACAGCGCTTACCCGTTCTGGTCAGGAAAACTCTTCAATCGAGGTCGGCGTAAAGCGGACCATGTCGAGGTGGATGTCAGTCATCAAGCGCTTATTAATGGCATGGTGTGCGCTGATGGGCAATGGCGGCAAATTGTCACTATTGAAGATGCGATACGCGGGGGCTGTGATCTCTTCGAGATAGACCAACTCTATTTAGAATACAGTCCCGATGAATTCGAAAACTTACTGATGTGTGAATTTGTCGATGATATTGCGTCCATTTTCAACTTACAGTTGATGCAAAAATGCATGGTGGACAGTTGGGAAGTGTGGGATGACGTTCAGCCATTAATGGTTCGCCCTTATGCCTATCATCCGGTTTGGATTGGTTATGATCCAGCGAAAGGGACTCAAAATGGGGATAGTGCAGGGTGTGTTGTGGTTGCCCCACCACTGCGCGCTGGCGATAAATTTCGTATTCTCGAACATCACCAATGGCGTGGGATGGATTTTCGCGCCCAAGCCAACGCGATAAAAGAACTCACTGAACGCTATAACGTGCAATACATCGGTATTGATTCGACAGGTATTGGTCACGGCGTTCTACAGAACGTGCGGGATTTTTTCCCCGCGGCAAAAGAGTTTGTCTATAACCCCGCATTGAAAAATGCACTTGTCCTGAAAGCGTATGACGTTATCAGTCATGACCGATTGGAGTATGACGCAGGTTGCAATGATATTACGCAGTCTTTCATGGCAATCCGCCGAGCTACCACCGCAAGCGGTAATCGACCAACTTATGAAGCCGATCGCAGTGAAGAGGCTAGCCATGCAGATTTAGCATGGGCAACGATGCATGCGCTCTACAATGAACCCATTACGGGTGAAAATGGCAATCATCACAATATTGTTGAGGTTTTTTAATGAGTCGTAAGAATAAAAAAGACCGTTCTCAAAATAAGGCGAAATCCGCAGAATACGCCCCAATGGAGGCGTTTTCGTTTGGTGACCCAATCCCGGTATTAGATAAGCGTGAAGCATTTGATTATCTGGAATGTGTCCAAATCGATAATTACTATGAGCCACCGATTAGTTTCTATGGATTGGCGCGGACATTTCGTGCCGCACCGCATCACAGTAGTGCGGTCTATGTGAAGCGAAATATCTTAACCAGCACATTTATTCCTAATCAATATTTGAGTCGTCAAACCTTTGATAGCTTGGCGTTAGACTTTCTACTGTTCGGTAACGGTTATCTTGAATTGCGCGATAATCGCTTAGGGCAGCCACTTAGCCTCAAACATTCACCCGCAAAATTTACACGTCGAGGTGTGGATCTTGAAACTTATTGGTTTGTTCAACAAGGCTATGATAGTCAGCCATACGCATTTCAAACGGGAAAAGTGTTTCACTTAATTGAACCTGACATCAATCAAGAATTGTACGGCTTACCGGAATACCTTGCGGCTATCCCATCGGTATTACTGAATGAAGCCTCAACGTTATTTCGTCGCAAGTATTATCTTAATGGCTCGCACGCAGGGTATATTTTGTACATTAGCGATGCGGCACAAAAAACTGATGATATTGATCGAATTCGTGAAGCGCTCAAAAGCAGTAAAGGAGCAGGAAATTTTAGAAATTTATTCTTGTACGCACCCGGCGGGAAGAAGGATGGCATTCAAACTATCCCACTTTCTGAAGCTGCCGCGAAAGATGAGTTTCTCAATATCAAAAATGTGAGCCGTGATGACATGTTAGCTGCACATCGAGTCCCGCCACAAATCATGGGGATTATACCGGAAAACGTAGGGGGCTTTGGTGACGTTGAAAAAGCGGCAAAAGTGTTTGTTCGCAATGAACTTATTCCGCTACAGAGCAAAATGAAACAGCTTAATGATTGGTTAGGTTTCGAGGTGGTTAAATTTGAAAAATATTCACTGGATTTGGATGATGACTAACTGAGATTATCGACTGGCAGATTTAAAAGTACCGTCCTTTGAGACGGTATTTTTTCACCCGTAGGTAGGTGATCTGAAAGAGGTCAATAATAATATAACCCCACGCTATTATATCAAAGCCGCCGTACCAAGGCGAATCCGCTCAATTTTAGCCCTCTCAAATCCACGAATAAACGCACTGTAAGCCACTCTGAGACGACTTAAAATAATCCCTATCTAGTTATGGAAAATTGAATTTAACACCGTTCTGGCTCGGAGAATTGCGAGAAGATGATTAACAAGAAACACTCAGCGCGCAATCGTGACCCCGCCACGCCTGCCCACTAAATAGGTCGGTTTTCATGCACCTGTAAGAGATCGTCAGAACTGCGCCAGTAGTAGTGCTTCGCTTGGTTAACGATCCTTTTTTGATCTTGCAGATTTTGGCTGAAACTTGCATTTTTTCAAAGTATCAGTAATTAGCAATTTAATATTAATTTATTACGACTTGTTTTTTATTTTTTTTGAGCAAGTTTTTTATACGCCTGCATTAAAAAATTAGATTGGTATGCAGGCGAGTTATTTATTTTAATTTACTATTTAGCATAGTAGCTTTTATAAAGAGCACTATTATTTTTTAAATTTTTTTATTTTACTTTTGAGCGCTTCATATCGCTGGATTTCCTCATTTAAATTGGCTGGTTCTGGCTTGGTGTACGCATACTTATCACTGTGTGTATGTCCTTCCATGTATCTACAGCACTGTGCAAAAGATTCAAGAAGCTCATTTACTAATGCCTCATCAAAATAGACGCTGGATAGTGAGTCAACACTCACACGCTCGTTATATCGTTGTACTACATTTTTAAATAAGTCATTGATTACTAAAACCTCATAACAAGTTCGTAAGGCTGTAAATCCGTTTTTAATTAAAGATTCCCTTTGTTCAGGAGGACAGTCATCTTTATTAGCTTTTGAATAAAAATTTCTCGCTGGCTCAGAATTACGGTAAACTTTTTCATAGACTGGAGAATTTTTCAGCCAAACTTGCCCTGGTTTCCCATTTCTATTTTCAATCCAGTGACACTCATGTATTAGTTTTTTGTCTTGAGCATAATTCATTAAGCTAGAAACAAATACTAAATCATGAGTGAAAATTATTACCTGCTTTTCTTCGGAAAGTGAAACAAGGCGCTTAGCTATAAGGCTTTTTCGTTCCTCATCAAGAGAGTTTACGGGATCATCAAAAATAAGTCCCTTATTGATTGGGGTGATAATAGTTTCAGCAATGAAATCAGCGAGTGCAATAACTCTTTGCTCTCCTTCACTTAATATATCTGATGGATCTTTGTTTTTAAGAAAAAGTTGTCTATTTGATTTTGCGTCAGAACTTTTTGCATCTATTTCTATACCAAACTTCCCATTCAAACTTTCGCATTCATCATTGAATGCATTGATATAATCAGCATTGAAATAATCCTTTGATAATCGCTTTTCTGTATTAGTAGATTGAGACTTAAATGATGATTTGTTGAATTTATTGGCTTTATTTTCCCAAATTAAATTTTCATGTAATTTCTTAATGTTTTCATATCTATCTGATAATTTTTCCTTATGATTTAAATATGTTATTTCATTTGATAGCTCATTTAATTTTATATTTTGTTCGTCTTTTTCAAATGCTTTTATTTCTTCTCCTATTTCATTATCTATAGTATCTAATACACTTAAATCTAGTTGAATCTCTGAAGTGATTGAATCATTCTTGTCATCTATTTTTTGTATGATTTTTTTTCTTAATTCTTCTTGTTTTTTTAAAGTGTCGATAATGGTGATTAAAGATGTTTTATGTTTTTCTTCTAACCAAATTGTTAATATATCAGTTTCTGGGAATTGATTTAAGTTTAATTTTTTATAATTTAATTTTGTTTTAGTGATTTTTTCTTTTGCTGATTTAGCTTCTTGTTCTGCTATGCTTTTAAGGTATTCCCAATAGTTATATATTAAATTTATTTTTGCATCATCATTAAGTTCTTGTTAGCATCCGTTTCCACAAACGCGAAACCGTATTCCTTAATGTTGTATACTCCACCTGAGCCGTGCCCAGACTCGTAAAATTGCACATCTGATAGATTAGTTGTAATTTGTGATCTACAGTTATTGACAGGACTCGGACTCCTAGTTTTTTGGTGTGTATATTTGTTGCTATTGGTTTATTTTCTTTAAAAAGACGCTGGGCGTCTCTGATACTTATTCCAACATCTGCATTAGCAACCCTAACTAGTTTATTTAATGACTTTGGTGATAAAGCTTCATTATTTGCTTTTTGCATTAGCCAGAAAAAACCGTCGCTGTATTTACATTTATTCTATTAAATATGCTTAACATATAAACTACTTTAACCGAGCTTTTGCTTATATAACATTTGGATAAGGTTTACTTTCAAATATTACTCAAACCACTTAAGTAGAAATATTAATTATAGTTATCTAGTTGATGAAAAATGTTAAAAAAAATAGTGTTTATCACTTTTAATGTTATTGGTAATTGTTTTATTACTGTTAATTACTGCTTTTATTTTCCTTTGGAAAAAAGATAATTATAATAGACCCGCCATTATAAATGGCGAATTTGATAGTTAGCATTCTTTGAATGTATTAATAGATTGCCGTAGTTGTTAATTGTTTGTTTTTTTTGAAATTTAAGTGATGTAAGTGAATAGTCGATTTATATGGTAGGTATTTATTATGATGAGAATAACTAATCATGGTGCACCTTTTGTTCTTCAGCATGAACAAAAATTATTATCTGGTAGCAGTGGAGCTACAAGATTATCACAATCTATTTCGAAAGTTACTAGTTCGCCAAATAAGATAGATTTCGTTTGTTGTTTTAGTGCAGATGGTGGTAAGTTTTCTAATGCCCAAATGTTAGCAAATCAGACCGGGCTTCCTGTTGTTGGATACCATGGTAGAGTAAATCTTCTTAAAGCGAATAGTACTACAAATGATGGAGTTACATTTTATCCTCAAAAAAGTAAACTTACAGCCCAGGTTTGTTCTTCTATGAACTCTATATTGGCAACCCCAGTTAAATTACTTATTTCTGTAAGAAATTTATTGAATTGACGTAATGGTATAATACAATAATCCGGTTCATTGTCATTGATTGAAGAGACAATGTGCCGGGGTGCAATTGCATTTTAATTCCATTTCTTTATATCATCTTGTCATACATCGTATATTCAATCCCATTCCGTATAAATACAACACATTCTTAATGTTAAACGAATTATCTTAACCGTTCTTATACCTAGCTATGAATGTGTATATTTAATTAATATCCATCAAACTAGTTTTACCGACCTTATAAGTAACTGATTCCATTAATAACTCGTGATACAGACAAGCCAATCGCCAATTAAAGTCGTTAAATATGCTTCACCTACTATTTCTTTATCTGTTTTTTGGGGCATTAGGCAAAGATACACTGATAGGATCAAGTTCAATAGTCACTGTGGTTGGTGGAGTATTATCTGTAGAAGGTAATACTGGTACTCGAGCTTCACCATAAGTCCATTTCGATACTTGTTCCCCTAGCGCATTATAATCAAGAAAATGTGCTTTAGCTCCTTCACCTTCAAATTCTGGTTTCTCAATAACAAACCTGTGTACTATTGGAACACTTTGCTCTGGTTCCCACAATTGATCCACTTGATTCCGACGAAAGTAGCCTTGTTTTTTTGGGGGGCTCAGGGTCATCAGAAAAAAGCGAATAGGTATGTTCTCGATATTAAAAGTAACATCCATCCCTGAGTTTGTTAATGATAGCCAATCATACTTATCACTCATACATAACTTGATCACAAGCTGTCTTTGGCGACCAAAAGTACAAGTTCCTTTTGTATAATTATCATCTGATAGTGTTGATAACTGCTCATACGTATGAGCTAATACTCACAACAACTCTTCTGCAATAAGACTTAAACGTTCCTTTGTTAATTAAAGGTAAAATTCCAACGGTGCTTTGTATTTTGCCATATCACACCCTTAATGGTGCAAAAAGTAACGTTTGTCAACTCGATTGATGGTGCAAATTTCATGGTTTGTCAACCTAATGAAGCTCACATATTTCGGTTTGTTAACCTCACTTTATTTTGCGTATTTTAATGCATGACATTTCAAAATAATAACCCTATGCATAAAACAAAAACAAACCAAAGACCGACAAACATTAAATACTTAGTCAACATTTTTTGCCCTCAATTTATTGATTCGCTCCAGTGCATCAGCACATCGTTGTTTGTATTTCTCAATCTTTATTACTTTTTTACCGTTTACCGCCTGCCGATAAGACAATCGTTTTCCATCCCACAAAATTACAGCATCACTCAAGATGATTTTATTATTCAATATCAATGCATTAATTAAGTTTTCCTCTGGAATATGAACACCTAATGACTCAATTAGCGGTTTTAGTTGCTGATTAATTTTAGGATGTATATCTTTTCTTGGCTTAATGTATAAATTCTTAGGTTTACGACGTTCTTTACTAAATGATTTACTCGCCATTTTTCCATTTAAACGATGACCATTAACCATTAGGCGATAAATTGCGCCATTGAGTAAAATATCATTGCCACATAGCATATCCTCAGCTTCAGATTGGTCAATAATAAGGTCTTTTTTATTGAACTCGCTCACAACAAAACTAACTAAATCTTTTGGCTGTGATTGTTTTTTCTTACCTTTCTTCAATCTGTTATCAATGTTATCTCCATCAGCTAATAGACATTCTTTTTCAATGACGAAATTAAATATCGAATGGGTTAAAGCTCTGTCAATTCCCCCTGTCTTTTTGGTTAAAAACTCAGCTACCGTAGAGTTATTGACAGAACTCCAAGGGGCGGCAAAGCCGCCGAGAAAAGCCAAAGACTCCTTATCTGTGACTTTAGACGCTGATTTTCTAGTATCGATTTCTTCTGGTTTATCGTTAGATTTAGTTTGAATTTTCCATGTTTTATGGCGTGTACAGATACGACCTTTCTCCCCTAACTTAGGGACTAAAATTCCAATGACACGCTCGACAATTTCACCGTAAATATTTGGTTCATCTTTTTCTTCATAAGCCAGTTTTACCGCATAGTTGCCGCGAGGGGTCAGAACACCGCCCATAAATAAGGTGTAACTCGCCCAACAACCGGCATCAGCGGCTGCAAGAATATTATCTAACTGCGGATCAGATACGAGTGCCTTTAGCTTTGTCGGGTGTGCAGGGTCATATTGTTTATTTTCAGTTAGTGTTGATATCAATTGATTATTTAATTTTCTCAATTCACGCCAGACAGTAACTGATGGTTGACCAATCGGTTGATATTGTCGTATGCGGTAACGAGCTGCCCATGCCGTGGCAAACTTGGCTGTTTCCGTCATTGGTTTGCCGGATTCGTCATCTAGCAATGGATTTCCGTCTTTATCACGTAAGGCGTATCCGTCGATATTTTTAGAAATATATTTCGCTATATAGGCTGTGGCACTACCTTTAGCGGGATCAATCTTTTTAAAATCGAAACGCTCACGATGAAATTTAGAAAGTTCACTCCTATCTTCTTTGATTGCATAGGCGTGAATAATTTTTGTTATAGCACGGCGATCACTTGGGTGCATGAATAATAATAAATGCCAGTGGGGGGTACCGTCATGATGCGGTTCAGCAACGCGGAATCCATAAATGCGTAAATTTTCACGATGCAGCTTTGCACCGATTTTTGCCCATAATCCAGTTAAGTATTTTTGTGCGATTGATGGGGTATCGTGATTCCATTTATAGTTCATCCGACCACCATAAGTCGTGCAATGGTACTTTGACGGGCAAGTGATCGTATAAAAAACACCAACATCCCCATTATGCTGGGCAACATACTCAACACCTTGCATGCGAGTCATTAACTCGTGTCGGCGAATAGTGGGATTACTGATGCTAGACAACACCATATCTTCAAGTGATGCTGTATTACCATCTTCATCAATCAATTCATGGGATTTGAAAAAATCACTATTCTTGCGTTTCTGCTCTTTCCATTCTTGAAAGGCTTCTGCACTTATATAGGGATGCGCTTTCTTATGAACTTGATTACTGGCACGTAGTAGGGCTTCTCTCCAATCTGAACGCATACGCCATAACTGGCGCTCCCACCACTCAGGATTAATGACGCGATTTAATGCTGCGAAAGCGGGGGTTAGATCATAATCATCCGTAGTTTTACCCGGTTTTGGTGATAAGACATTCCAACCCGGAGGCAACACCTTTAATGAGAATACCTCTGTTGCAATCTCACGATAGACCGCAATCATGCCTGCTTTATCTATATTTTCCTTTCCGCCATATTCATCTAGTTGTTCGTTAAGCAATAACTCAATTCTTGATGCAATTTCATTTGCTAGTGATTTGATTCTTGGGCGACTCATAGCCGATAGATGCGGCCAAACACCACGATAGTAAGCCGATAATAATTTATAGGGTCTAACGGAGTGTTGCGCTCTGACTATATTCAGACGTAATAATGCTTTCTTAACTGTTCCAGTTAAGAAAGCATTACTTTTTTTAGAGGAGCGATTCTTTTTAAACCATGCTATTTTTTTTAGGTAAAACGTTTTGATAAAGTGCGGTTCTTTATTTAGCCGCTCTTCTATACCCTCAGGTGTTTTTGTCCAGCTCTCATCTAGCCTTTCTTGTTCTTTTTTTAATTCCGTAATAGTTCTTTTAATATATTCGGTTAAGGAAGGGCTACGGAGTTGATTATCAATAGCATCATATTTAATTAGCCTTGAAATATAAGCATGGGTATCTTTGTTATAAGAATAGACAGGTTCAGGCTCACCATTTCCAGCAATATCCCAACCGTTATATTCGTGAGATGGTTTTCTCCAATCACCGACTTTGTAAGCGTAATCAATAGCAAACTCCCGCTCAACAAAGGAGTTGCCATAATTTTGAACAAATAATGACAGCGCTATCTGATTCATTACTTGTTACCAGAAAGCACAGCAATAATTTCTGTTGCTGTTTTACGATTGCCATTTGCGGCAATTGTACGCGGCGCTTCTATTTCATAAATAGTAAAACCAAGGTCAGCATAAAGTGCTTTAGCTTCTGGTGAATTAGAAACGGTGACAGGATTACCTTGATTGTCATTAATATCTTTTAATGCAATTGCCAAGGCTTCATGGTCTGTGTTGGAAAATCCGGTTGTATGATATTGTGTGAAACTTTCACGCCCACCCATGTATGGTGGATCACAATAAATACCGTCATTATTTTCAACTAATGAAAGTGTGTCTTGCCATACAAGATTTACTATGTCAGCTTTTTGGGCTTTTATTTTAAAAGCGATAATTTCATTTTCAGGAAAATAAATAGTCTTATTTTGACCAAAAGGGACATTAAATTTTCCTTTCTGGTTATATCTACACAAACCATTGTAGCCATGGCGATTTAAATAAAGAAATAATGCCGCATCATTCAATACGACTATTTCGCCTAACAGGTGTTCAGTTGGAAATTTTATATTAAAAATATCCCTTTTCTCATAAAACATATTTTCATTATTACCATTGGCAAAATGCGCTTTAGATAATGCAATAAACAAATCAACAGAGCATTTGATTTGTGTATACAGGTTCATTAAATCGTTATTAATATCTGCGATTAAATATTGTTCATAATCTGTATTCATCATCACAGCACAGGAGCCAGCGAACGGCTCAACTAAGCGCTTAGTTTTTGGCAAGTGCGGGCGCAGCTGCTCCATAATGCGAACTTTAGAACCCGCCCATTTAAGAATGGTTTTATTTAGCTTAGCCACGATAATTATCCTCAATACGAATTATTGAAAAAGAAATCATCACAAATGCAGGCAGCTGTTTAAGCTCGCTATAAACCTCATTAATTTTTGTAATATCAGTGACCAAACAATAAATAGCGTTCCCCGTATAACTTGCATAAGGTTTATTTACTGCGTTAAATTCACGTAAAAGAAGCTCATCACCAACCTGAAAATCCCTATCAGCTCGGCGAAATTCAGCAGTTTTTAATCCATCTTGAATCAATCGAAAATAACGAGGTGCTATCTTTAGCTCATGAGTTCTTTTCATCATTCAAACAGCCCGATAATGCTAAATTTTCAACTCAAAAATCGTCTGACAATCAATACAACGAGTGCAACCAACTGAAGCAATACGACGTTGCTCGGGGATAGGATTGTCACAATCTTCACACACAAATGCAGATGCGCTTACAGCTCGGTTAGTTACGGCTTTTATTTGCTGTTCGCGCATCAAAATTTCATGTTCACTGGAGCGGTCAATTTCTTTAGACATGATCTAACTCCGCAGCTAAGTTTGAGAAATGTTCAGACTCACCAATAAGCAATTGGAGAATTTGCTCACGAGTCAGTTTTTCACGAGCTGCTTTACAAACGATGGAATCTAGGCGAGAAGAAAACTTATCAAACTGAACTTTGCACTCATCTTCACGAATGGCTTTAATAGTAATAGCGATAGCAGAGTAATCTCGTTCTCCTGTATCTACATCAACACCAATTAAAATCGATTTTATCTCTTTATGTTGCATAATTAATACCTCAGGTTAAGAATGTAAGAATCCCTGACGCGCTAACATCATTTATTATCTTTATTTTATTTAAATAGGCATGGCGATATGTTTTGGTAACAATGCCGCTAATACTTTAACTTTATTAATTGCAGATATAATAGATTGTTTATCTTTTTTACTAAAACCCTCTAATGATAAATGATGCTTATCACTATTAATTCCTGCTAAATAAAAAATCATATTTAGCATTCTTACATCATTTAATCTTAAATACTCAATAAATCCTGATAACTCTGTATTATCTGGACATTCTTTATTTGAATGAAAAACCGTTGTTCTTAATTGGGCTGCCTTATTCAACTCATTCACACGGTACTCAATACTTTCACCATGATTGTCATAGTGCCTAATCGTTATTCGACTTGGCGAAATATCATCAGTTTTCACATTGCTTACTGATTCAATCAACTGTTTAGCTTTAACTAATTCAATTGCTGAATTATTCATTTCTTTTATCTAAATGCAGAAGTAAAAATAAAAAATAAGAATAAAAGGCTAATAAACATAAATAACTTATCAATACTAGATAACTTATATTGTTTCTTATTACTTTTGAATTTATTAACAGATGAACCTGTTAATTTATATTTATGCTGCTGCAAATGTAGTTGAGTCATTTTACTACCCCTTTATTAGTGGATAAAATGGAAGTTCATCGACAATTAGAAATAGTGAGTCAATATATTTAATGGCATCATTCATAGAATCAAATAATCCAAATGAATTATCATCGCGTTGAACATGAAAACGAGTTACGGGACTCATTGCTTTAGCCGGTAACTTAATGATTTGAAAGTTACGATACTTAAAGCTATGTGTTGATACTTGAACTAAATTCATATTCATTTTGGCTCTCCTAACCCAAGCCAGCGTAACCAACCATCACGCATTTCTTTTGGTAATGATTCATGAGCAAGCTTTAACCCAGCATTCCAAGCTGGAATATAAACCCAATACTCAGCACGTTGAGAGTCAGGGCTTTCTTTCATTTCCAATACTGGAAGCTTGCCTTTGTTAATCATTCCTTTCACTGCTTCTGGTGATTTACCAATATGTTTTGCAAATTCCTGATACGGCAAACCATCAGAAACGCTTCTAATTTGATATTGGTTGTCAGAATTGCTTATCACTGGTTTCAACATCTGGTAATCTCCTATCTACATCGCATCAATTACTTGTAGTATTCGTTAATTATCTACAGTTCCATTGTCTTGATATTTTATATATTTCAAGATGTGGATATAAAATAAAGGATCTGGAATTTATGTCAAGCTTAATCGGAGAGAAATTAGCGCTTATTCGCGAATCAGAAAGGTTAACAAGAAAGCAATTCGCTGAAATTACAGGGGTTCCTTATACTTCTTTAACCTATTACGAGTCTGGAAAAACCAAACCGCCAACCGATGTGGCAATGAAAATACTAAGTCACCCACAGTTTATTAAATATACAATGTGGTTTATGACCGGTGAAACTGCCATTGAATCAGGTCAGGTAGCCCCTGCATTAGCTCAAAATATTAATAGCTTAAGTGAACGTTTAGAAAAAAAAGTAATGTAATCAATTATTCGATAGGAGGAGTTAAAATATATGTCATTGAATATAGCAAATAAGTTGATTGACATGCGTGAGTCTGAAAGGCTCAATCGACGCCAATTTTCTGATTTAGTTGATATTCCTTATAGTACTTTATCTAGCTATGAAACTCGTTCTAAAGGGATGAGTATAGATTCTGCAATGAAAATATTAAGCCACCCGAGATTTTTAAAATATACGATGTGGTTTATGACTGGTGAAGTTGCTCCAGAGGTAGGTCAAATTGCACCAGCTCTCGCACACTGTGGGCAAGAAATAACAACCTCGTCCCATTCAGAAAAGAAAACTGGTTAATCATACATTTAGCATTTTGTGATTTTATCGAGTCACAAAGCATTTCTTCCATTGGAGGGTTTTCTTATGTCAATTAAGAAACTTGAAGATGGTCGATATGAAGTGGACATTAGACCGGCTGGCAGAAATGGAAAACGTGTCAGACGTAAATTTCAAAAGAAACATGAAGCTATAGCGTTCGAAAAATACCTTATTGCGAATCATCAATCCGATGAGTGGAAACCGAAACTAAAAGACAAGCGACGGTTATCCGAGTTGGCTGAAATTTGGTGGAAATATCACGGTAAAAATAATGAGCATGCAGCTCATAGGCAACGAGAAGTTTATCGCGTTATTAAATTGATGGGCGATCCCGCGGCGTCATCGATAGATAAGTCGACACTAACTTATTATTGCCATGACAGATTAGCTAGCGGTGTAAAAGCATCAACGATTAATCGAGAGCTAGTGCAATTGAGAGGAATGTTTACGTTCTTGATTTCCTCTGGTCTGTTTTTGTCAGATAATCCAATTGCAGGTCACAAAAAACTTAAAGAAGACATTCCTGAAATGTCATATCTAACGACATTTGAGGTGAAAAAATTGTTGGCGGAACTAAGCGGTGATAACTATCGTTTAGCCATATTTGGTTTAAGTACAGGTACTCGCTGGAGCGAAGCTAAGAGTGTCAAGTATGAACACATTGTTCATAACCGAGTTACACTTTTTAAAACTAAAAATGGTAAAAAACGCACGATCCCACTATCTCAAAATGTTATTGATATAGTGACCAAAGACAGGACAGCATTTTTATTTCCAAATGCATCTTATAAAGATTTTAGGAATGCGCTTCGCAAAGTTAAACCGGATATACCAAAGGGACAAGCTACTCATATTATGAGGCATACTTTTGGCACGCATTTTATGTTTCGAGGCGGTAATATCGTGACATTGCAAAAGATTCTTGGTCACTCAAAAATTGAGCAAACTATGACTTATGCGCACTTTGCTCCTGAGTATTTAGATGATGCAATAAGGTTTAACCCACTTAGTGATATAGAATCATTTTAG